TCTCCTGAGTGGTCTGCCTTTACAGAAGAGATGTTATCTTATTGTGAAAGAGATGTAGATATAAATTATAAATTATTTAATTATTTGAAAAAAGAATCTTTAGGTTTTTCAAAAGAATGTATAGAGTTAGAACATAAAGTTACACATATTCTTGAAGAACAAAAACAAAATGGGTTTCTTTTTAATGATGAACAAGCAATGTTTTTAGCTTCAGAGTTAAGTTGTAAGCTAAAAGAAACAGAAGATAAAGTACACGAAACATTCAAGCCAATATGGATTGATGACAAAATAGTAAAACCTAAACTAAAAAAAGATGGTAAACTTTCTAAACAGGGATTGACAGAACAGGAGTACTCTGATATAATAGATGGTACGCTTGAACAAAAACCTTTCATGAGAAAGACACTTCAAGAATTTAACCTAGGTTCTAGGAAACAAATAGGACAAAGACTACAAGAACTTGGTTGGAAGCCTAATAAATTTACACCTACAGGTCAAGCTATTGTCGATGAGAATACTCTTAAAAAGATTACTCATATAAAAGAAGCACAACTTATAGCAGACTTCTTACTGTATCAGAAACGATTAGCCCAAGTACATTCTTGGATAGATGCAGTGCATGAAGACGATGGTAGAGTGCATGGGTCAGTCATTTGTACTGGTGCTATCACAGGTCGAATGGCACACAGAAGTCCTAACATGGCACAAGTACCTGCTGTTTACAGTCCTTATGGAAAAGAATGTAGGTCTTGTTGGGTTGTACCAAAAGGTTACAAACTTGTAGGTATAGATGCAAGTGGATTAGAACTTAGACTGTTAGCACACTATATGGCTGACGAGGATTACATAAATGAAATTATCAACGGAGACATTCACACAGCTAACCAACAGTTTGCTGGACTTAAATCAAGAGATGAGGCAAAAACTTTCATCTATGCACTCATTTACGGGGCAGGAGATGAAAAAATTGGAAGCATCATTAAAGGAAATAGAGCAGACGGTAAGCGATTGCGAGAACGCTTTCTTACTGGTCTACCAACACTTAGAACTCTTAAGGAACGAGTTGACAGAGCTTCGGAGAAGAGCTACCTCAAGGGGTTAGACGGTCGTAAGATTCTACTACGACATAAACATGCAGCATTAAACACTTTATTACAGGGTGGTGGTGCAATAGCAATGAAGAAAGCATTGGTTATCCTTGAAGATAACATAAGACTTAACGGTTTAGATGCAAAGTTTGTAGCTAACATTCATGATGAATGGCAGATACAGGTGCTTGAAAGCCAAGCAGACTTTGTAGGTAGACTAGGTGTAGAAGCAATAGAAAAGGCAGGACAACATTACAACATGCGTTGTCCTTTAACAGGCGAATATAAAATAGGAGACAGTTGGTATGAAACCCACTAAAGAAAACAGAAAGAAATTTGACATTGACTTAGCTTATGGTACAATAAGAGAAGAAAAAATAGCAGAGATGCTTACAGATAAAAAGATAGAAGTAAAATCAGAGAAAGATATGTGGCAGAAAACAGGAAACATATGTATAGAATATGAATCATGGGGTAAGCCTTCAGGTATTAAAGCAACTGAAGCTGACTACTGGTTTCATAACCTATGTGTAGGAGACAACGAGTTCTGTACTTTAGTATTTAAAACTGATGTACTCAAAACAATCGTAGATAAATTAGATACATTTAAAACTGTATGTGGTGGAGACCATAAAGCAAGTAGAATGTTTCTTGTTAATCTACAAAAACTATTCTCATCGGATGTAATTAAAGCATTCAAGGAAGCAGAAAATGCCAAAGAAAAAACTAAGTAATTTAGTACCTGATATCTATGCCCTGTTAGATTCTCTGACAGAAGGCAATGAGCTAAACATTTCAGAAGAAACTTATGAAGAGTTCGGTAAAGAAATGGCAGATGCTCTTAGACATTGGGCTACTCCTCAAGATAGAACATCCAAGGAAACACTTAGGATGTCTAACATAGGCAAACCTGAAAGACGTTTGTGGTATGATGCTCATACTCAATCGGATACAACAGAAAAGTTACAGCCTAACGTACAGATTAAATTCTTGTACGGACATTTACTTGAGGTTTTAGTTTTATTCTTTGTTAAACTTTCCGGACATAAGCTTACAGATATGCAGAAAGAAATTACTGTGAACGGAATCAAGGGTCACATGGACTGTAAGATAGACGGAGAAGTGGTAGATGTAAAGACTGCATCAGGGTATGCCTTTAAGAAGTTTAAAGAAGGCACTCTTAGTGAAGACGATGCATTCGGATATCTATCACAACTTGCAGGGTATGAAGAAGCAGAAGGTACAAGTAAAGGTGGCTTCTTAGTTATGAATAAAGAAACAGGAGAACTGTGTACTTACATACCTGATGATATGGAGAAACCTAATATAGTTTCTAAGATAGATAATGTAAAAGAACTTATAGTTAAAGACACGCCACCTGAGTTTTGTTATACTCCTGTAGCTGAAGGTCTTTCAGGTAACATGAAGTTAGCTAAGAACTGTGGGTGGTGTCCTCATAAACTAGAATGCCATAAAGATTCTAATGAAGGTAAAGGACTTAGAGCTTTTAATTACGCTAAAGGCCCTGTATATTTTACAACGGTTGTTAAAGAACCAAAGGTTGAGGAAATAAAACTATGAGAGAAATAAAAACTAAACAAGTACGTAAGCTATCTAAACAGTTTGTAGTAGAGTGGTTGAAGAGTATGCTTACTGAAGAAGAACAAAAGAAAGTAAGCGTAGATAATTATGAAAAGTATTTACCTGAAGAAAAACATTTCTACGCTAACAATAAACTAATGGTTTCTGCATACACACCGAGGTGTTTTTCTCAGAGAATCAAAAAAGTTTTAAGAACTAAACACATAGATGACATTACTTATTCGGATGTTATCTAGTGGTCGGCTTTAGAAAACCTCGAAAGGTTAGACCAAAAGAAAAAGATATACCCAAGGGTTATGATTCCAAGTGGGAACATACCTTACACAGTACTATCTTACAAGAGTGGGAACACCACACGAATAAAGTTCCTTACATTGTTGAGCATAATTATGAGCCTGACTTTGTAAAGAAGATAGGAAACAAAGAATATCTTTTGGAAGCAAAGGGTAGATTTTGGGACTATCAAGAATATAATAAGTATGTGTGGGTGCGTAAAGCACTTAAACCAAATCAAGAGTTAGTGTTTTTATTCTTGAGTCCTTATGCTCCTATGCCACAGGCTAAGAAAAGAAAGGATGGTACTAAAAGAACACATGCAGAATGGGCTGAAAAAAATAAATTTATATGGTATAGTGAAGATACTTTACCTAACAACTGGAGAAAAGATGAACTATAAATTTAAAGAAGATAAAATATTAAATGAAATAAAAGCATATATAGGTAACACGTATGACCAACATTATGCTAATGGAAAGTATCAAGCAACTGATATGATAATAGATGCAGGACATGGAGAAGGTTTTGCCATGGGCAACATCATGAAGTATGCTATGCGATATGGACAGAAGGGTGGTAAGAATAAAATGGACTTGCTAAAGATAGTACACTATGCTATAATAGCTATACATTTACAGGACAAAGAAAATGATTGAAGATAAAATAGGAACTAAGCCTTACTTAGGAATTGAAATAGACTACGACAGAGAAAAAACATTTGATAAGTTTAGTCTTGATACATTGAAAGATAGATATCTTTGGGAGAATGAAACACATGCACAAGAAGCATTCGCAAGAGCCTCCGTCTTCGGAGCAACCTTCAAAGGTGAGACAGATTTTGAGTTGGCTCAAAGACTTTACAACTACAGTTCCTCTAGGTGGTTCATGTTTAGCACTCCTATACTTAGTAACGGGGGAACAAGTCGTGGGCTTCCTATCAGTTGTTTCCTTAATTATGTTCCTGACAGTAGGGGTGGTTTATCTGCTCACTATGACGAGAACATATGGTTGGCAAGTTCAGGTGGAGGCATTGGTGGATATTGGGGCGATATTAGGAGTAACGGTATTTCTACTACTCATGGCAGTCGTTCTACTGGTTCAATTCCTTTCATGCACGTAG